CGAATCCGATAATCATAGCATCTCCTTGTGATACTATAATTTACTATAATTCTGTATAATTGTCAATAGTTTTTTAGCCAATTACAAATGTAAGTGGTGTTCCGCCGTCTTTGTAGTTTATTAGATCCATCTCTAATGTTTCCATTTCGGCTTTGCCCTCGCCCTTTAATGCAGTACCGTTTAAACTTGTACCGCCTTGTGGACTGGCAATTTGATTGAATTTTTCACGAGCTTCTCCTAGCATCATCTTGCAGGTAGCCAGACTGTAGTCTCTTAACCATCCTTTAGCAAATGGGTCCTGTAGTAGATTAAAGTCAGGACGATAGTTGAACAACCACAGAAGCACTTCTTCCTCACTTCTAGGACGTTGCATGATAGTTAGTTTTTTGGTAGTTTTATTAAATGTAAAATTAATATCACTACCGAACATTTTGCCTACCTGCTTCTGATACGAAGCAAAAGCATAATAGGTAGCTAAGCCGCCCATGTTCGAAGAAGTTAAGAGATAGGTATTTGAATACGCTAAATTGAATGGTTCAAACAAGGTTCCACCTTGTCCGCCCCCTGACCTAGAACCGATACTTCGCCTAAAGATTTGACGTACATTTGTTACTTCTTGAGGTAAAATGTAATCGTTTTTGTCAATTTCTAGCATTAAAAAGCCGAAACTTTCTTCTACAGCATTAGTACTTCTAGCACGGAATTTATTTAAAGCACGGTCAATGGCAGTGTTATAATGGGCAGGGTCTAGCTCTACGTCAACCATGCCATCACCTAGCATCAGTTTGCAATAGTCTATTACTTGTTGGCGTTCGTTTTCGTTCTCAGTCATATCAATATTTAGCTATAAATAGTAGACTATGCCAAGACTTTCTCTTTACCGTCCCGAAAAGGGCAATGATTTTAAATTTCTAGATCGCACAATCTATGAGCAATTCCAGGTGGGCGGAACTGACATCTACTTGCACAAGTATCTAGGGGCAGTAAATCCATTAGAGGGAGAAAGTAGTCCCACAAAACCAGCAAATGTTGCTGAAGCAGGAGAGCTAGGCATACAAGACGTATTGTTTATGGAAAACAGAGATCGTCATTACGATCCTGATGTTTATGTTATTCGCGGGATTTATACACTACAAGACATTGATTTTAACCTAAGTCAATTTGGTTTATTTTTACAAAACGATAATATCATGATTACATTCCACTTACGTGGGACTCATGATTCTATTGGTAGAAAGATCATGGCAGGTGACGTTATTGAACTGCCGCACCAAAAAGATGAGTATGCACTAGATGACAGATTAGTAGCGTTAAAAAGATTTTATGTAGTCAGTGAGGTTAATCGCCCTGCCAGTGGTTATAGTCAGACATGGTATCCGCACTTACTACGTGCTAAATGTGCTCCGTTAGTTGATACACAAGAATTTAAAGAGATCCTTGATCAAGATAGTGGTGCAGAAGATGGCAGTACATTAAGAGACTTGTTGTCCACGTATCAAAAGAACATTGATATCAATGATCAAATCATAGCACAGGCTAGAGCAGATGCTGAAAAAAGCGGATATGAAACTAATCAGTTTTATGTAATTCCTAGAGATGAAACAGGTCTAGTCGAAGTTGAAGATGTAGCCAATGGTGAAGTTGATGTAAGTTCAGATGCATTAGATGCCAGCGCAGTCTTATCAAGTCCCACTAAAAATTATTATGTGGGCTACTTAACTGGAGACGGTATTCCGCCAGATGGCGCACCATACAGCTTTGGCATAGCATTTCCAGGCAGTGCTATAAAGGGTGAATTTTTCTTAAGAACTGATTACTTGCCTAATAGATTGTTTAGATATGATGGCAAAAATTGGATTAAATTTGAAGATAATGTGCGTATGACCACAAGTACATTAGGTGAAACGCAGACTAATGATCCACTATTAGTGAGACGAAAAATGAAGGCTAGTTTTGTTAATAACACAACAACTGCAACCATAGGTGGAGTAGTTGTTCCAGAACGTCAAGCATTGAGTAAAGTACTAAAAGCAAGGGCAGATAATTAATGGATTATTTTTATGATGGGCAAGTACGCAGATACTTGACACAGTTTATACAAATTATGAGCAACTTTGCTTATAAAGATGCCAAGGGGCAATTAGTTCGCGTTCCTGTTCGCTATGGTGATATGACTAGACAAGTTGGTCAAATACTTAAAAAGAACAGTGAGAACACAATTCCCAGTGCGCCATTTATTGCCTGCTATATTAAAGACATGCAATACGATCTTACTAGGCTACAAGATCCCACCTTTATCAGTAAGGTGCAGATTCGTGAGCGAGCGTTCGACGAAGATAACAATGAATATCTAAACGTACAAGGCAACAACTATACCATTGAACGTATAATGCCCAGCCCCTATAAGATAACGTTCTCAGCCGACATCTGGTCAACAAACACTGAACAAAAATTACAGATATGGGAACAGTTAGTTGTATTCTTTAATCCTAGTTTTGAAATACAAACCACAGACAATTACATTGATTGGACTAGTTTATCAACCATAACATTAGAAAATCAAGTATGGAGCAGTAGAACGGTGCCTCAAGGTGTCAATGAAGATATAGATATTATGACTATAACTTTTACTGCACCTATATGGATCACACCGCCTGCCAAAGTTAAAAAGTTAGGTATTATTACTAAAATTATTTCTAACATATTTGCTGAAACTATACAAGGTACCATCAGCACAGAATACAGTGATGTAAATGCCGCCGAAATGTTCCAGGGTGCAAGTCCGGATGCTACTATAACTGTAACACCCGGAGATTTTGATCTATTAGTGCTTAATAATGTGGCAAGATTAATCCGCGCCAACGGTCAAGGTGATGGCATAGATGTTGCTAATCCCAGTAATACATCTGCATGGACTAGATTGTTGGATTTGTATCCAGGAAAATTTAGAGCAGGTTTAAGTCAATTAAGATTTACACAGCCCGCAGGCAATGATGTAATTGCTTATATTAGCTTAGATCCCAGTGATGAATTTGCCATGCGATTAAACATTGACCCAGATACAGTTCCGGGAAATACCATTATTTCAGGAAGAGGAACAGTTGATGCTGTTATAAATCCAGAAACATTTAATCCTACTGGAGTGGTTGCAGGTACACGGTATATTATTTTAGAAGATATTAATGTAAGCAGTGAATACGGACAGCCAGGCTTTGACGGACCTGAAGCATGGAAAAATACAGATGGTTCTGATTTTCAAGCATACGCCAACAACATAGTTGAATGGAATGGAAACAATTGGGGTAGTATATTCGATTCCACAGCCGTTACGGAAGTAACTTACATAACTAACTCATATACAGGAACACAGTATAAGTGGAACGAAGGTTCCTGGAGTAAGAGTTATGAAGGTATCTACGAAGCAAGGCTATGGCGACTAATCCTCTAAATCAAGTTATATGCAGTGGCGGAATATTTCTCGCTAAAGATACTCGACGATTTTTATTCCTACTACGCACACAGGGCAAGACTGCCGGTACTTGGGGTCTAGTTGGTGGCAAGAAAGAGCCCACTGACAATACTGCCTACGATGCTCTAACTCGAGAAATTCAAGAAGAAGTAGGTAAGACTCCCACTATTAAAAAAATTATTCCTTTAGAACTGTTTGTCAGTAATGATCAACACTTTCAATATAACACCTATGTGCTGTTAGTTGATCGAGAATTTACCCCAACTCTCAATGAAGAACACTCGGGGTATGCTTGGTGCGATTATGAAAACTATCCCAAGCCCTTGCACCAGGGCGTTAAAAACTCTTTTACAAATAAGATTATTAGGGCTAAACTAGAATTGCTGTTAGATTTAATCTAACAAATCTACGTTGAATGCGTAGGTGCCAAGATGGTGTAGTTCTTGACTCAGTGCTGTGTCAACTTTGATGGTATAACCTGCGGCATTGATCTTCTGACATAGATACATGTCTTCACCTAGGAAGTCATTGGACTCGGGACTCCACTGGAAGTCAAACCAGGGCTTGCTGAGTTCTTCGAAGATGCTGACTTTAGTTAGAATACACCCCATACCAATACCCTCAATGGGCACTAGTTCATCTTGTACATCAAACGATAAGGGATTTTGCCAATCACCTATGGTTTCATAGGCAACACCTTTGTAGGGACGTTGTCTGCGAACATAATTTGCGGCTACAACTGGTTCGTTATGCTTTAACAATCTAACTGCGGTAGTGGCAGGGAAGACCATATCGCTGTCTAACCATAACGCATAGTCTGCACCTAATTCAACTGCCGCTGTGGCCAGTCGTTCACGTTGCGTTAGTAAGATTGTACTAGCATCCATAAACACATGAGTGTCTATGTCATTCATAGTATTGAACTTAACTAATTCAGCTAGGGCAAGTGCATGGGCAGAGTGCAATGTATCCCGTGTGGGAATTAAAACTGCTAGTTTACCTTTTTTGCTCGACCAACTACTTGATGCAAATACTGATTGTTTTTTCATGCGCCTGCGACATCCATACTAAGTGTTTCGCCTTTGACAACCAAACCTTGCACGGCATTGATTAAGTCTTGGGTACGTTTAGCACATAGTATAAAGTCATTAGGGCTGAGTTTGCAAGCGGTATTCATAGTTTCGAAGTTTATTTTTCCGCCAGTTAAGATTTCGATGGCACTGGTTCTGGCCAAGTTTTCAATAAATGAATTCTTAGCATCTTCTTCAGTTCTGTCTATTAATTCTAGACAATCTTCTTCTTCCAAATCTGCTAGGAGTTCTAACAAATACGTTAGTTCTTGCTGTTCGCTGATTCCAGCTTTGGTTTTTAAAGATTGTAGATCTTGAATTCTAGTTAGAAAACTTACTAGAGTTGCAGGGTTTGAAGTGCGATCGTAGTAGACAACGGAGTCTAGTTCCCATTTGCTAGGGCTAGAACTTAGTTTTGATAGTATGTTTTTAATTTGTGTGGTTTTCATGGTTTATCCGTAAGGGCCCGACTTATTGCCGAACGTAGCAGAGAATTTAATTGAGGTACCGACAGCTTGTCCAATACCATATGTGCCGTTATTACCCAAAACAGCACTTAACTTGATATTCTGACCACCAGACGGCGCATTGCCTGCGGCACCTGGGTCATTGTTAGTAAAAACTTTGTTGACCCGTCCAAACGATATTGCTGATCCTGTTGCTGGTAATGTTGCCATAAGCTTCTCTGCGGCCCTTTATTTAACGGCCTGTTTCCGTTACTTCATGAAAAATGAACTCGATGTATTTATAAAATAAAAGTTAATAGGGCAGATGTACTTAATATCAATGCTCCCCATAATCCTAACGCAGAGTAATAAGTTTTTAACGGAGTTCCGAAGTATCTATTACCCACAGCAACACATTTGTGGGTAGGGCTTAGTAAATATCCTACATAATCTACAGCGAAGAACCATACAAAGTATTGTACTCCAAAGACTTGTGCCATTAATACTGCAAATGCTACGTATTTTCCACTGCTACCCATTAGAAAACTAGCAATAAACCCAATGGCACTAATAGTTAACATACCGATAACAGTTGTTGGATCTAATACTGACCCAGTTAGCCACCCTTTAAATATGGCTTCTTGTGATTTAAAATAGTTCCCAAGAATGATAGCAATTGCCACTGTGAGAATGACCTGCCAGTTAATATAGCTAAAAATCTTTTTGTAATCCCATGTCTGTGTAATCAAACAATAGTAAAGGGCAAGTAACCCAAATATTTCAAATACATACTTGTTACCACCTGTATAAATGTAAACACCTATTGCTGTAAAGAAAGGTAGTACATTTCGAAGTACTGCAGATATTTTAAATTCTCCTGTATGGACAATATGAATATCTTCTTCCTTTACCATAAAGAATATATAGGCAAATATGAAGGCAATAGATACTGCAAATAACGGCCAAATCATTGCCATCCATGCGGTATAAGTTAACCCAAAAGATGCAATAGGCAAGATAACAGTTTTCTCTAACGGGCTCCATAGATAATAATGATGATTAGAAAGATAATCTACAATACCCATCTTTTCTCTACCATGCGAGTGTGAATGGTCTGAACACATTGTATCTAATACACCTGCACTAACAGTTACTCTGCCTTCGATTGGCAAAACACCACCAACAGCAGATACTAGTGCAATCATTATGCGATTGCTTTTAACGGTATCTTGTATGTATGCAAATGCGCTAGCGAACAAATTTTGTTCTTTTGCTATGCCAGCAGT